GGGTGCTTTCGGCAAAAGTTAATTGCCCATCGTAATCGCAAGCTGTTGTTTCGCTCCACTCTTTCCATTTTTCACCGAAAGCACCCTCACCAAGATTTGGCATAATGCCCGAGCCTACAATATTGGTAGCGATCAAACCCTTGGCTCTGTTGGCGTATGGGTTATTACGGCACAAGTCTCTAGCTCTATCTCTTAAGATAGGTATCGAGCCTTGGTTTTCATTATTTGCTGAAGTGGAATTGGTATGCCATGAAGCGGTGCGTTTTGTTTTAGCCGCGCCTTCGTATTTTCGTTTTTTTAATTCTGTTGCTTGGCGATATGCCAGCCGTTTCATGCCAGCTTTTGGGGATATATAACCAATGAGGTCATCAATTAACACTAACAAAGCCCCTTGCTTGTGGTCATAACGCAACGCCTAGTTTTTTTAGAGCAACCCAATGCTCTTTTCATAGCGTCCCGAAGCTGAAACATCTCATCGAGTGAGCGGTATTCTATTTCTTTATCGGTATATTTAACCTTAACAACGCCCTTTGCAATAGATTTCTCTAACGCTTGCAAATCTTCGAGTGTCCAAGTAGTGGCTTGAGTCATGAATTACCTACAAAAATGATGAAACCGATCGTTTTCTTTTTTTCGATTTTTTCTGAAGTGGTATCTCTGTTTTTATCACAGTTTCTTTTTCGGGTGAACTTTTTATTTCTTTAGCGGTTTCTTTTGCGCCTTGATCTTCTTTTTTAATAAAATGGGTTTTAGTTTTCATCGAATCCCAGTTAGAATCGCGAAACCTATCGCTCCCAAGGCTTATACTTGCGGCCCTTGCATAAATTCGGCAGTCAAGCGCCTCATTCCTATCGTATAGCTTTTTCCATTTTCGGACTTCTTTAGCCCCAACGATAGATGTCTCAACGGCTTCAGCGGTTAGCATTTTAAAATACTCTTCACCATAAGGCAAAAAGTTACAATAACCCCTAGGAATGGGATCATTTTCACCCGGAACGTCCGAGACCAGCCAACCATATAGTTCTTCTTTCAACATATTAACACCAAGGATGCTTAAATTTAAACCCCTCTTTATAACTCCACGCCCTTTTATTTTTATATCGACCGGCTTAGGAATAGAAACGGCGGTATCCCTTTCGTCCCTACCCTTGATAGCCATGAGTTTGAGAGTTTTTGTTTTACGAATCCAATTGTAAGCGGTTTGAGTATTGAAACCCGTATCGATCGCAGTTTTTGCAATTTTATAGCCCCGTGTTGGATCATCCTGGCAAGGATAAACCCGATTTAAGACATCGAATAACTGGGCCCAAACTTGTGGTTGATCGGTAGAGCCGTCTAAAACTATGTAATCGATGGAATAAGAGACATGATTTTTAGCCCATCCAACTATTTCTAGCTCTATTCTATCCCTCTGAAGGTCAACCCCTGCAGTCAAAAAGCACGTTTCACGTGGAACGGTACCGAATTTATAAGATGGCGATCTCGATCGCTCCCATAATCTTTTATAATCGGGTTGCTCTAACATATCTTTGAACGAAAGCCCTTGAACCGTGTTCACAAAGACCTTCATTAACTTCTGATCGCCTAAAGCTTCGAGGTAATCTTTGACACAATCGGCCCACGAATACCAGCCCACAGGGGAATACAGGGCGTTTAAGTGATAACCCCTAACCTTTGGATCAATCGCTTCAGCGGTAGCAACCCACTCACCCTTTTCGAGCATTTTGGTTTTTTGCCACTCTTCGATTTTTTCTTCGCACTCGATGCACTCATACCAGGCACCTACATGAGAATCATTTTTCCATCGAACTTGCTCCCAGACAAGGGTTTGAGCATGATCGCAATGGGGGCAAGGGATATAATAATATCTTTTATCGGTAGTTTCGAAGCTTGCGGTAATCCTCGAAGTGGTATCTTCGGTGGGCGTTGAGATTTCTAAAGTTTTCCGCCGGGAAAATGTTGCCTGTCTTTTCTTCGCTAGCTTTGAAGGATCACCTTCACCGTTTACGTCCGCCGGATATCTATCCACTTCGTCTAACATGAGGTCTTTTGCGGGCATACTGGCTAGCCCTGCACTACTATTAGCTCCAGTCAAAAAAAGCGTTCCGCCGGGAAATGATTTGCTCATTAACGTATTATCTGAATCTTTTGATTTTTTGGTTGCGATTTTTTCTTTTATCCGAGGCGTTTCGTCAACCAATGGCTCCAGTCTCTGCTTTGAAAACTTCTTAGCCATCTCAACCGTGGGCTGGACTACCAGCATAGGGCCAGGCGCGTAGTCCATAACGTAGCCAATCCAATTATTGCCCATTTCAGTATTATGGGTGAGTATAAATGAATCAGTTATCGCAAATAACGAATCCGCCGTTGCTACCTTGATGCAAACCGTATCAATTTTTTTATCTAGCTTTTCAACTTTTGATATCCGTCTATATTTAGTATCAAAAATTCTACCAGAATTATTTAACCTACCTTTTTTTCTTACCAATCTAAAAACCGGATCACTAGCATAGGCCGTAAACCTTACTATAAACAACTCTTTCCTATTATCACTCCTTGGTTTTTTAACCTTAAATCTAGGCTTAAACCCTAAAGAACCAAGAATAAAAAATAAACCTCTAGAAATATTTTCGTTCGTATTGCTAAACTCACACAAACCATCTTTAGAGCAATAACCATCAGTATCCATAAGGCCCTGAAGCAAAGCAATTCTCTGATAAAGGCTCGAATATAAATATTTTTCTGGGATATGTTTATTCTTTAAAAGATTATTTTCTTTTATTTTTTCGTAAAAAGAAGGCTTTCTATCAGGTAATTGGCCACCGTTTGATCTAATTCTATGACATTCAGAGCAACGGCCATGCTTATTCTTTCCAGTTACATCAAACCTATGGCCTCGTACACAATAAACTTCATCTCTAGGATCAATCAAAATATTTTTAACTGATCTGTGCTCACTCTCAACCTTAGTTCTATAAGGGATATAACCAGCTATTTCATCAGAGTCATGAGCGCCAGCACATATTCTATTCTGTGATCTATGACCATCACCCAGCCAAACCCCTAACGTATAAGGATCAATAGGAAGGTCGGCCTCACAAGAAATCATCGGCTTTATATTAGGCAATCTATATACATTGCGATCTCTTTTTTTATATGTATCTAACAGGGTATCCGTTGAGATAGTAACTGTCTGAAACTTCCCTTTAAGGTTAGACTTTTCTAAAGTCCATAAATGCCTAGAATCGCATTTAATAACTTCACCAGAATCAAAAGTAACTTCATAGCAATCTTGATCTTTAAAAACCTCAGACTTGCCAATAACTTTTACAGGCCAACCGTCAGAACCATAAACAAAATCATCAACCTCAATTGATTCCATTGTTTTGACACCATCGGTAGTAGGTACCTTTGTATCAAGCGCAAGCGGTGCCCCGACCTGACTTCCTTTTTTAAAAATAACCTCACGAATGGTACTCATATGACTCAAAGCGTCCATCGGCTCGCGAAGATATGGCGTTCGATCGGTTCTATATTTCCCCGGCTCGGCTGATGCCTTAGTCGAAAGATACCTATATTTGTCGGCCCATTGGCTGACAGTTAAAATAGGATCCGGTTTTAGGCCATTTGCTAGGGCTTGAGTGTAAGGCATGGCTTTAAACTAGCAGAATTATATAGACTGTGCATCAATTGTTGTAACCGCCTGTTATTATGTAATTATCCGAGGTTGTATAATAATAGGGCTTATAAGTAGCTATTATTATTAGCCGATTAAGTTTGTCTAATTTATTTTTTAAAAATGTCGATAAGAGATATATAACCAACAAAGGGAGCAACAAAATGAGCAACGAAACGAAAAAAACCAAGATCAAGATCATCCCACACCCTGCAGAAATTGAAGCTGATCCAAAAGTAGTTGAGACAATGAAGCGAAGGCTTAAAGAACTTAGGATTCTTAAAATTGTACAATCTGAAAAATAAGCCCTTCGGGGCCTCAACCAAACTAAGGGAGTCACAAAATGCAAAATAAACTAACAAAAAAACAAATGAGTATTTTACAATTCTCAATTAACCTTGGCGATTCTGGTTGGGATAGAAACAATCTAACTGGCGAAGAAATATTAATTTCAAATAAATTAGTTGAAGATGGATTGTTAGAACTTGCCGTAACAAGATACGATATAAAGTATAAAATAACTCGCAAAGGCGAGGAGCGCTATACCCTGGAGTTTGATCAAAAATGAAAACAAGCCATTCAATAATCATAAACGGAATACTAGCCAAGGGATTCATTGGCAAGAATGGTGAATTTTTTAGTTACTCTTTTTACAAAGTATTAGGCGAACATAGATATATAAGGCTTAACGATATCCCCGAGAAGGTACACGGATTCATGATAACCGAATTAAAACACTCTTACGATAACAGCGAAAGGAAAAGCCAATGAAAGAAATATCGGACCACCTAATGACAGCTATAAAAAAATTAAGGGTATATGAATTAAAGCATGGAGAAGTTACCACTAATGATGAAGTTCAATCTCTAATAAACCTAGCTACAAAGGCAATGGAATTAGCAATAGAAGAAGGAGTAGATAATGCCAGCGAAAAAATATAAAAACCCTGCGATAGTTGGAGGCTTTAGTTGTGATCAGAATGACAAGGATAGCTTCGATAGATTATGTGAAGCTTATGGCCACAAGGCTAGCGATATGTTCTTAAAGATTTTCAATGAATGGAAAGAAGCTAAAGGCGTTAAATCTTAACAAACTAAGGAGAGTATCATGGGAGTATGGGCGCATTTATTCGAAAGCGAAGAAAAGGCAAATCTCTTTAAAAAAAGAATGTCTAAAAAATGGCTGACTAAAAATGGTGAAGCTGAAGATTCATGGGAATTAATCGGCGATGATCTCTTTCAAGATGATATTAATTGCATGAAAGATAATACCGACATAAGAAACCTAGCCTATTTAACGGTGAGAAATTGGATTAAACATATAGATTCATTCTATGAGGTTGATAAGGCGGCTCTGACTATAGCCAAGAAAGTTATCAAAGAATACGGGCAAAATCTTAATCGTGGAAATCCCAAATAAAACCCTTTGAGCATATAAACCAATAAACCACCTGGCCACAAGCGCAACCCTTAACCCAAAGCGATCCGTCTTGTTTATGCTTAACAGGATTCCAAGCCATTTCAGTTAAAGCCCTATGGCGCTCGCTTATTTGATTTTCGCTTTGTATCTTTAACATCCTGTTTCAATCGCCTCAAAGTAAGGATCAAGCTAGCAAAGGTTTGAATCATAAACTCATCTCGGCCCAGCCTATTAAACTCAGCCCTTAACTTCTGAATTATTTGCACTCTGGTCATCGACTACCCCTTGATCATTATCGCTTAAATCAACCGGGGCATTAGTTTTAATTTTCGATAAATCCTCAAGGGCCTGATTTAACTCACGGTATAGAATCACTTCCATTTCATGAGGATCAACCACGGCGGCTAGTGAGGGGGATATTTTAGCAGGAATATTTAAAATTGAATTTCGAATACGGCGAGCCATTTCATAGCCCTGGCGCTCAACCTCTTCGATTTTTATTAAACTCTTTTTTCTTTCTGCGAGTGTTAGAATAACTAGCTCGGCGTTGGCTTGTTCTTTTAACGCTCTGGCCGCTGCATATTTATCAGGTTTCTTTTTATCGCCTGGTGATAAGTGCCCCCTTGAGGCCCTGTTTTCTAGCCATTCTTTATCTGCAGATTCTTGATCTATAAATACCTTGCCGTCTTTTCTCTCGGCTGTGATCTGACCTTGGTCGATAGCATCGCGAACCGTCTTAACATTTAATTTACGGTGGCGCGCATAAGCTGATAATGAAACTATAGGCGGCAAGCTTTCTCCCCCGTGAAGTTTTGCCAGCGTTCTATTATTACGCTGCAATAGTGGGGATCCTTTTCAAAGCCTACGCAATCTTTCTCTAATTGCTGGCAAGCTATAAGCGTAGTTCCCGAACCTAAAAACGGATCTAATACCTTTCCATTTTCTGGAGTTACTAAGGTGATAAAATATCTCATTAGCTTTGTAGATTTTACCGTTGGATGATTATTGATTTCGCCCTTGTCTGATTTTGCGGGCTTGGCGCAATAGAAGAAACGGGAGGCTCCGCCGGAATCAGCATCTCTATCCTTCATTTTTCTTTCATAATTATTTCCTGACATTGATTTATTTTCTGATGCCTTCTGAATATATGATGATTTACTAGCGCCACTAGTCAACTCCCCACTCTGTTCATCCAACAACTCAGGCGCATCGCCGGATAGAACTAGGTTGGCAGGGAATCGGCCTTGTTTTTTTCTATCCGACAAATCTACAGGTTTAAGCCCAGTCGCTGAAACGCCTCTTTTTGCGCTTTGCACCCTATCCCAATTTTTTTCTAAAGAATCTTGATCGCCAGCATCAACCCTACACCCATCAATATTAATCCCACCCGTTCCATGCTTTAAAACATTCTTAACGATAGTATCTTCAGATAAAGGTTTTCTAACTAAAATCCAATGCTCTGAAGCTGGCTTTAGGGCGGTGCCGTATCCTTCGTATTTTTTTGCTTCGGGGGTTGCTGCATAGTCGGTTTCAATCATACCTGGTTTTGATTTCATTGATTTTCTATCGCTATATATCTTATCATTCGTTTTTATATCTTCGCCGCTTGAGTTAGGCGTTCCCCAACAGTCTGAATCTGGATATGCAATGGGCCTAAACCCTTTTTCCCGCTCAACCCCAGCCTCTTTATCAATAGCCTTACTGATATTGTGAGACTTAGGAAAACCAGAACCAAATAAATGAGTGACTACATCACGAATCTCAAAGCCAGCATCCTCTAAAGCGGTAGCGGTCCAGTGAGAAGTTCTAGGGATAGCCCAAACCAAACCATGAGCGCCAGGTTTTAAAACCCTAAGACACTCGGCCATAACTTCAGTCATCCAAGAAATCCATTGCTTCGAGCCGCCTTTATCATCATCCCAATCTTTCCCCATGAATGAAATCCCAGCTGGGGGATCAGTCACCAACGAATCTAGCGAATCAGATTCCAACGCCTTTAAAGATTCAAGACAATCGCCATTAACTAATTTACTCGCGCCCAAATCCCAAGCTTCGCCAACTTTAACATCGTGTTTATTTTCTTCTACCTCTGGAATTTCTTCGGCCTTTATTTCCTCTTCTGAAACTTCAGGCTCTTTTATTTCTTCAGGCTCATCGTCTTTATCTAAAACCGATTTATTATCTAACTGTGAGCCTAAATCATTTCCTAACATTTCTTCTAAAAAATCATCGTCAAAACCCATGAAGCTTAGATCGTAATCACCAGCCGATAAATCTTGTAACTCTTTAGCTAGCAAATCTTCATCCCAACCAGCGTTCAAAGCTATCTGGTTATCAGCCAAAACGTAGGCCCTAGTTTGTTCGGGCGTTAAATGCCCAAGGCGAATAAATGGAACCTTAGTCATTCCACAAATCTTAGCCCCTTCGATTCGGCCATGACCTGCAATAACGTTATCAGCCGCACCAACCAAAACCGGATTAGTAAATCCATATTGACGCATCGAAGTTACGATTTGAGCCACTTGCTCAGGGCTGTGAGTACGAGCATTATTCTCATACAATTTCAACTTTTTGATTTCGATTGTCTTAATACCCTCAGGTATTCTAATAGCTTGCACTGTAACCCCCCGTAATAACTACTTTAATAAAATGTGTAAAACTAGATACTTTTGGCAGGGAGCGACCCCGGCTTTGCACCCCATACGAAGGACCCAAGTATTTGAAACCATTGGACTAATCGACATGAGCATATATTCCTTGGCGATAACAGATAGTTATAGATGTCGACATGTGCATAGACAGCGCGTTATTATTCACAGAATGAATAGACGATTTCAATTTAACTTCTCTCCCTAGCGTAATCCATCATATATGTAACGTTGTCATTGCCCTCATGCTCGGCTCTTATCTCGTCCTGCATATAGACCAGTCGGCCCTCTATATCAGTAGTGCTCGATGATTTCCTACATGCCAATGCTATCGCTAGCAAATTAGTAACCAGCCTAGATTTATCTAGAGCGTGCTCACTGTCCCGCCCTAGGTTATAGCTCCTATACAATTCACCATCTATCAAATCAAAATCTAAATGCTCTATGATGCTTAACAGCTTTTCTTTAGTGGTCATTTGCGGCCTTTCTTATTGCGGCCTTTAGTAGGCTTATTGAGTATCTTACCCTCATCCAATTGAGCCGGCTTACTAGCAATAACCTTCTCAGCTATAGCCCCATACCTGGACACAACAGTGCATTTAAGCCCTGAACCAGGCATAACAGCTATCACATGAGCGCCATCGGGCAATTGATTTAAATAGCCTTCTAGCTCAACGCTATCTACATTTTTCACAGAATAACTTTGTTTCATTTTATCCCCATCTTCTTAAATATGCTGTTTAACGCATTATTAAACGTCTTAATCGTGAACTTTAAATTCTTTTCAACTACCGATGAATGAACTAGCGGGTTAGACATAATCACGTTGATGCCCGGAATAGCTTGCTTATACCAACGGCCTTTTCTACCAGGTCGATAGATATCTAAATTGCTACGCCCTTTTTTCTTCTGAATAAAACCGCCTTTGACAGTCTCCCTTGAACCGCGCTTTTTGATCTTTATTTTGATCTTTCTACGGCTCTTTCCAAACTTGCTGTTTTTAGACCTTCCGCCCCTACGCTTGCCCCTTTGATCTTCGACCTTGCGTTGACCTGGAGTAGCGAACAAAATAAGAGGTATCGGGCCTTTTTTATATGTCATTGCGTAGCTGTGATTGCCAAACGCGCCTCTTGACTTGACAGTCCTAAAAACTCTCTTGGTGTAATATTTATCAACGTTCTTTCCAGATTTTCCATTAGCGAGGTTGTAAGTATTGGTGAACGCTTTTCTGGAAAGCTTATTTAGATTTGTAACACCTCTTTTAACCGCTCGCCTCGAAGCAGTCTCCATTGCCTTAACGCCTTTTTTCCCTAGCTTCACCTCAAGCTTGTCGAAATCGTGCTTTATCTCGAAACTCATAAAGATTCCCCTTTTCTCGGAGCAATAACCACCCACGACATGAGGATAGCAATCATCAAGCCATCGGGTATAGCCCCCGAAATCTTTAATAGGATGATCGAAGCGACTAAAAACAAACGATAAACAACGCCCTTGCGATAACGCCGCCTTGCTTTCATTAGATTATGTCGCTTATACGAGTTCATCGCGTCATCATTCCTGCTTTTAGGCGATCTTCTAGCTTTGATCTATCCTCTAAGGCTATTTTGATTATGAGGCGTGAGATTTGCGATTTGGTGGTTATAATACCGTACTCAGAAAGCGACTGAATCACCTTGTTTAACTGCTTTTCGGTTGATTCATCTACTCTGGTAGAAATAAGCTTTTCATTTGAACCCACTGTATAACCCTTAAGCAAAAAATGTTTACATTAGTGCCTTGTCAACATGCAACTCTATATATAACAATGACTTAAAATGTTTACACTTTAGAGCGTAAACATTTTTCAATGGGTTGTCAAAATCTATTGATTGGGGAGTTCTTAGGTGATAAAAGTTCTTCGCACTACACGAATACTTAAAGGCCCTGCTTTATAGCGGGGTTTTTATTTATTCCAATTTTGTAAAGCTTCACCTATTGAAGCCGCTGGCGATGACGCAACACCACAAGCGCAAGCGAATAAATAAAGTCCCATCTTAAAATTCTCATGCATCTCTATTGCTATTCTAGAACATACACAAGGTTTTATATCTGCAGGGCCAGGGATTACGGTTGTTTTCTTTTCGAAGGCTTTACTTTTGTTGGACGTAAAACCTGTCTTAGCTTCTAGTTCTAAATAATAATGTTGATCGCACTTCAAACATTTAACAGTTCGTCCTTTATTGATCGTTATCACTCGGCTAGTTTTACAGTCTGGACATTTGATTTTGGTTGTTGGCATTTTAATCTCTCCATCTGATCTTATGGGTTTTAGGTATTGTAGGGCCTACATCGAAAACCTCTTGGCCTTTGTAATTTATGAAGGTTGCTTTTTTACTTTGAACTAATGATCTAACTACTGTGATTGAATCATCATAGCTTGACTCTGATAAGCGCATTATAGACCTGATCGAAGCGCCTTTTTTGTAGTATTTTATTACTTTGATTATGCGGTTTTGTTTTTCTATGGGCATCAGTCTCCACCTACGGGCTGCCACGCGCTTAGTCTGGCTTTGCAATTTTTAACGTCTTGCTTGAACTTTGCTATTGTGAACATCTGGAAAAGAACTAACCCGACTATTAATAATAAATTTGTTTTTGTCATCTCTAATATCCAATTTGCTAGGGCTTTGGCTTTGGGCTTATAAAACTTTTTCCA